AACAACTATAAAACCTAATACGCCAAAACCTCTGGCTCTTTCTCCCACATCGAACGGAAAGCTCCGCGATCGTTAACGACCGTAGCAACTGCAGAAGCAACATCCCGCACCGTATCCAAATTGACAGGATACCTTTGAGCAACCGCCTCAGCCAATCCCTTGGTATTAAACAAGTTCATGTAAGCCGAAAGCGAATCCCGAGCCGAAACCCAACGCTCATCCCACTGAGGATCCAAAGCGTCAATGGCCATCGACCAACGCTCAGCACGCTTCACCGGATCCGGCAACAACGCCACCTCCTCGTTGATGTCATCCAACAGTATAAAATTGGATGCAAAATACGGAGCGTCAGTGATGTACATCTTTGCACCCAGGTTGAACACCTCGGACAAAACTGCAACCGCCCTAGACGCATTGCCAACCTTACGTGCACAAACCAACGAGTCATCTCCCATGAACAACGCCCAAACAACAGTGGTGCCTGCATAGGCGAAAGTGACACTCAAAATGTTCAAAATGACATTGCCAAACGCAGTAGTAGCATCGCCCGACTTACGCTGATAATCCACGTGCAACGACAAACCCAAAGCAACACTGCGCATCTGACAATGCACGTGACCCTTGAACCACTGATCAAGCAACTCTTGATTCATTCCCAACTGCTGAAAGACGTAATTCTCCAGAACAAACACGAACCTTCCCTGAGACTTGTCATACTTGCCAAAATCATTCTCAAGGTACTTGTGACCACGCTCACCAAAAGGATGAACAGTTCGAATGAACTTTTCGATATCCTTGGTGTCCTTGAGGAGATTGACATGGTAGTTCGGCTTAAGCAACGACAAAAACCTTCTGACCAACACACGGAAAATGGAACTGTAAAACGCAGTCAATGACCTTTCATGGTAGACAATGACCTGCGGCTCAGTACGCGTGTGATTTGGTTTGGTCGACAGAGTTGGCTTCACGTCAGCCTTGAGCATCACCAAATACTCCTCCACCTTCATGTCTCCGATCGCGCGAGAATTGTCCTCCAAATCCTTCTTCACAGCTGCAACCCTCTCCGGTTTCACCTGTGAATGCCAATCACGCAACGAATCCTCTGTCAACGCAACCGGATCCGTTTGATAATTGGCAAGTAGTGTACGAGCCTCTGGAAGGCAAGCCTCATCGAGAAACTTATCCCAAACCTCGACAGCAACCTGTTCCTCATCCTGCGGCAACGACACTTGAGGAGCATCCAAATTCCGCGCCGCCTGCGCGGACAGAAGCTCCTGCAAAGTGCCCTGTCGCTTCGGAACATTGAGAGCTTTCACCTTGCTCTTGTAAACCTTTCTCGGTCCAGGCGGAAGCCCATAGTAAGTGGGCATGCGAAGATAATTCGCAGACAAACTTCTGTCCTGAGGATCCAAAGAGAT